TTCGCGGCTCACGCACGGCAACCAACAAAGCCAAAAAAGGCTACTGATGAAGCCCGGCCTCTACGCCAACATCGCAGCCAAGAAAGACCGCATCAAAGCGGGTTCTGGCGAGAAGATGCGCAAGCCTGGCACCAAGGGCGCTCCAACAGCAGCCGCCTTCAAGGCTGCTGCCAAGACGGCCAAAAAGAAATGAAAACCCCCGCCTGGCAGCGCAAAGAAGGACAGTCCAAGACCGGAGGCTTGAACGCCAAGGGTCGGGCGTCTTATAATGCGGCAACCGGGGGCGATCTCAAAGCCCCCGTGAAGTCGGGCGACAACCCAAGACGGGCCTCCTTCTTAGCACGCATGGGCAATATGCCTGGGCCTGAGATGAAAGACGGTAAGCCCACCCGGCTACTCTTGTCTCTAAAGGCTTGGGGCGCATCGTCCAAAGAGGACGCCAAGGCCAAAGCCAAGGCGATCTCCGCAAGGAACAAGAAATGAGACCCATATCTGTCGGCATCAACCCCACCGCTGGGGCGACCACCACGGTCTACACCGTGCCGACGGGTTACTACGCGCTGTTCAATCTGCTGTACGTCCACAACACGGGCGGCAGCACCAAGGACATCACTGTGCAGTGGTATGACGCCAGCGCGGCTGCCACAATCGACATCTTGACGGCAGTGGCGTACAACTCTAAGGCGTACACGCAGTTTGACAACGCCTATGTTGTCTTTGAAGAAGGCGACCAGTTGCGCGTCACGCCAGAGGCCGCAAGTGCATTTGCGGTCATCGCCACTTTTGAACAAATCGGATTGACACGCCAATGACCTACCTTCAACTCATCAACGATGTGCTGATACGGCTGCGCGAGACTGAGGTCTCTACCAACACCGCAACAGACTATTCAAAGTTAATTGGCAGATTCGTTAATGACGCCAAGCGCCAGATTGAGGACGCCTTTAGTTGGAACGTGCTCGGGCAGACGGTGACGATCACCACGACACCGGGCACCTACATTTATTCGCTGACTGGCTCTGGCCAGAAGTTCCAAGTGATGGACGCGCTCAACACGACCGCCAACGTCGGTATGCAGAACATCAGCTTTGTGCAGATGAATCGATTTCAGAACCTGGTGCCCGCGATCAGCGGCATCCCCGAATACTATTCCTTTGACGGTGTGGACGGCAACGGCGACACCAAGGTGGTGCTGTACGCCCGTCCTGATGGGGTCTACGTCCTCCCATTTGCGCTGACCGTGCCCCAGGCGCCCTTGTCGGCTGACAACACACTGGTGCTGGTGTCTGACGCGCTGGTGGTGCAAAACGCATATGCCCGTGCTCTGGTCGAGCGCGGCGAGGACGGCGGCTTGAACTCGTCCGAGGCGTACCAACTCTACCGGGGGATGCTGGCTGATCAGATTGCGCTGGAGGGCACCCGCTACCCAGAGAACCAAGAGTTTGTCGCCATATGAGCCAAGCCCTCCAGACCGCAAGCATCTCAGCGCCAGGCTTCTTTGGCCTGAACACGCAGGACAGCCCTCTGGACTTGGCGGCTGGCTTTGCTTTGGTCGCAACGAACTGCATCATCGACCAGTACGGTCGAATCGGCTCGCGCAAGGGCTGGGCACGGGTCAACGCCTCGTCCGGCGCTCTTGGGGCCAACAACGTGGGCGTCATCCATGAGTTGGTGCAGGCTGACGGTACGCTGACGATCTTGTTTGCGGGCAACAACAAGCTGTTCAAGCTGGACGGCTCCAACGCCGTGGTCGAGCTGACTTACGGGGGTGGGGGTACAGCACCAACGATCACGGCCAGCAACTGGTCGGTGGCTTCGCTCAACGGCATCACCTACTTCTTCCAGACGGGTCACGATCCGCTGATTTTCGACCCGACCATCAGCACCACAACGTACCGCCGCGTCAGCGAGAAGTCAGGCTACGTCGGCACTGTGCCCTCGGGCAACATCGTGCTGTCGGCCTTTGGTCGCCTGTGGGTTGCGGACACCGCCACCGACAACGTGACGGTGTTCTTCTCTGACCTGCTGTCCGGCCACATCTGGAGCACCGGCACAGCGGGTTCGCTGAACATCGACCGTGTGTGGCCCAACGGCTCAGACGAGGTAACTGGCCTCGCGGCCCATAACGGCTTTCTGATCATCTTTGGCAAGCGCCAGATTCTGGTGTACGCCAACGCTACGACGCCCGCCACAATGAGCCTGAGTGACACGGTGGGGGGCATTGGCTGCATCGCCCGTGACACCATTCAGAGCACGGGCAAGGACATCTTGTTCCTGTCTAACTCGGGCGTCCGGTCGTTCGCCAGGACGATTGTGGAGAAGTCAGCGCCCTTGGGCGATCTGTCCAAGAACATCCGCAGCGACTTCATGTCGATTGTGGCTGGCGAGACGCTGGCCAACATCAAGACGGTCTACTCAGAAGCCGAGGCGTTCTACTTGATGACGCTACCGTCGGTCAAAGAGGTGTATTGCTTTGATACCCGCGTGCAGTTGCAGGACGGCTCGTTTCGCGTCACGGTTTGGGACTCGATTGAGCCCACGGCGCTGCTCTCGCGGCGCAACGGCGAGGTGCTGATCGGCAAGAACGGTTACATCGGCAAGTACAGCACCTACCAAGACCACACGTCCGCCTACCGGATGCAGTACTACACCAACCACGCTGACCTGGGTAACGCCAACATCACGTCGCTTCTGAAGCGCCTGAAGGTGGTGGTGATCGGCGGCACGAACCAGTTTGTGACAATGAAGTGGGGTTTTGACTTCAGCACCAACTATCAGGCGGACAGCGCGCAAATTCCAACGCAAAGCGTGTCCGAGTACGGCATCGGCGAGTACGACATTGCTGAGTACGCTAGCGGCGTGGCCTTGCAGACCTTATCGACCAGCGCAAGCGGCAGCGGTAAAATCGTGCAAACCGGATACGAAACCAACATCAACGGTTCGCCGCTGTCGATCCAGCGGATTGAGATTCAGTCCAAAGACGGGAAAATGTCATGAGTAACTACACACAGTCCACGAATTTCGCCACAAAAGATGCGCTGCCGTCTGGCGATCCGCTGAAGATCGTCAAGGGCACCGAGATCAACACCGAGTTCAACAACATCGCTGTGGCCGTGGCGACCAAGGCTGATCTGATTTCGCCTACGTTTACGGGTACGCCAGCAGCGCCCACGGCTTCGGCAGGTACTAACAGCACGCAGCTTGCGACCACGGCTTACGCTGACGCTGCAATCGTGGCAGAGCGCACGGCTACCGCTACACTCACCAACAAGTCGCTAACTAGCCCTACGCTGACGGGCACACCTGTGGCCCCAACAGCGGCGGTGAACACCAACGATACGCAAGTGGCGACCACGGCGTATGTTGTTGCTCAAATCGCCGACGATGCGCCGACCAAAACTGGTACCGGGGCTTCTGGCAATTGGGGCATCAACGTCACAGGAAATTCAGCAACTGTTACAAACGGCGTTTACACCACCAATTTCACAGGCGGCAACCAAAGTCTCGGTACTAGCGGCTACCAAAAGCTCCCCGGTGGTTTGATTATGCAATGGGGAAATACAGGGGCATTGTCTGGAGGGCAAAACCTTACGGTTACATACCCCATTGCTTTCCCCAACGCTGTTTTTAATGTGCAGACCACTGTTATTGTGAGTACTGACACGAATGAGATTGCTCATGTGTACAGCGTAGGCACATCAACTTTTGTTGTGGCTAACTCCAACCCCGGAAGTGTAGACGGCGTCTATTGGCTGGCTTTTGGTTACTGACATGATCTCCCACCACTTCAGCGATGGTCTGTACGCCAAGCAAGCGGTTATTCCCGCAGGCACAGCCATCCTGAAACACACGCATGAGTTCAGCCACCTGTCTATTCTTGCCAAAGGCAAGGTGGCGGTGATGAAGGGTGAAGACATAGAAGTCATCGAAGCGCCAGCCTGCATTGAGATCAAGGCTGGCCTGACGCACGGCGTCAAGGCGATCACGGATTGCGTTTGGTTTTGTATTCACGCCACCGACGAGAAAGACCCGTCAAAGGTGGACGACGTTTTGATTGGAGTTTGATATGCCATTTATCGCAGCAGGCGGTGCAATTTTAGGTGGTTTGCTTGGCGGCAGTTCAGCCAAGAAAGCCGCGCAGGCTCAAGCCGCAGCGCAGGTTGAGGCGGCGCGGATTGCGGCTGAAGAATCGCGGTTCCGTCCGGTCGGCATCACGACACGCTTTGGCCAGTCGCAGTTCCAGACCGACCCCCAAGGCCGCGTCTCTGGGGCCAGCTACACGCTCGACCCCCAACTGGCGGCCATGCAAGACCGCTTCTTGGGTCTGGCAGGTGGTGGTCTGTCGCAAGCCGAGCAAGCGCAGCAGCAGTTCGCGCCTTTGGGCCAAGCGGCTCAAGGTCTGTTTGGCCTTGGCCAGCAGTACCTGGCGCAGTCGCCTGAGCAGGCTGCGCAGCAGTACATGGCTGGGCAGCAGAACCTCTTGGCCCCAAGCCGTGAGCGTCAGTTTGCGCAGCTCCAGAACCAACTGTTCCAGACTGGCCGTGGCGGTCTGTCCGTTGGGGCCACAGGCGAGCGCCCAAGCGGTGCGGCTGGCCTTGGTGCTGCCAGCCCTGAGATGGAGGCGTACTACAACGCCATCGCCCAGCAAGACGCCCAACTGGCGGCTGGGGCGCAGCAAGCGGGTATGGACCAAGCCCGTTTTGGTGCTGGTTTGTTTGCAACAGGCGGTGAATTGGCAAGAAGCGGTTATCAAGGTCAAGTTGCTGCGCTGGACCCATATGCAGCCTATCTCAGGAGTGCTGCTGGTTTAGAGACGCTTGGTCAAGCCCCGTTGGACATTGGGTCTGCTTTGGGCGGACGCAACGCAAACGCCGCAGGTGCCCAGGCGCTCTTGACAGGTAACATGCCGTCACAGCAGTCGTTCCAAGCCAACGCTTTCAACCCGTTCGCAACGGCTTTGGTGGGTGCATCTCAGAACCCGGCGCTCACAAACGCAATTGCAAGGCAGTTTGATCCTTTTGGTGGCACAGCCCAAGGCGCGTATGGTCAGCAAGGCCAGTACTTGGCGGGTGCATTTGCGAACCCGCAGACGCAGCAAGCGCAGATGTTGGCTGCGCAGAATTTCGGGTTCTAAGGAGTAACAGACATGGCAGATATCGTACCTTCTCTGTTCGGCGTTACGCCGCAGATGTACCAACGACAGCAGCAAGACCGAATGGACGCTCAGGCGTTGCGCTTTGCGCAGCTTGACCCCTTCCAGCAGGCGAACTTCGCCATTGGCCGTGGAGCCAACATGCTGGGCGGCGCTATCGGCGGTGCTCTCGGTGGCCAAGACCCTGAGTTGCAGCGCATTACGCTGCGCCAGCAGATCGCAGGGCAATTGAACCCCAACGACCTGTCCACCTTTGACAGCGGCATTGAGATGCTGCGACGAGGTGGCGATGGTCAAGGCGCTTTGATGCTGCAAATGGAAAGAGACAAAGCGCAGCAGCTCTCTCTGACTCGTCAAGACCAAGAACTTGCGCGTCAAGATGCGGCAGCGAAACGCCAGCGTGAAGCGGCTGCATTGCTTCAGCAGCAAGAAGCCCAAAGAATTGCACAAGGTGCATTTAGACCTGGCCAAGAAGTCTATGGCGAAGACATCATGGGGCAGCGTGTTGGTGAGGGTATGACAGCCCCATCCTATGACATCCAACGTGTAATGCCTGAGTTGATGCGTACAGCAGCCGGTCGAGCAGAACTTAAAAACTTAATTGATGCTCAAGAGTTGACAAGGCCAAAAACTGTTTCAATCAAAGAGGGCGAAACAATTTACAGCGTTCCAACAACACCTGGCGGTGATTACAAGCCTGTAATGACTGGCAGCGCAAAGCCAGCACCGTTTACAGGTGATATGGCTAACGCTGCGCTTTCTCTGTACCGAACAGCCGATCCAGCAAAAATCTTTGCGCAAGCAGGGCAACAAGGCATTGACGCTGTTAACGCAAAAGCCCTTGAAACAACAATAGCTAAGCGCCCGGTTACTCACATTACCAACCCTGTCACTATATCTATGCAAAAAGGGTTTGGTGACACGTTTACGGAAAACATCTCATCAAACATCAAGGCTGGGCAGGCTGCTCGTGGCGCACTTGGCACTGTGCAAAATATGCAAACATTGCTTGATGAAGGCGTTAGAACTGGTTTTGGTCAAGACACAATGCTTCAACTTGGACGAGCTGGACAATTCTTTGATCCTGAATTTAAGGTTAAAGGGCTGGCAGGCCAAGAGGCGTTTCAGTCTTTTGCAACAGGCATAATTTTGCCGCAGGTTAAGCAACTTGGCGTAAACCCAACCGATGCTGATTTGAAGTTTATTTCCTCTGGCTCACCTGGCTTGTCCAAAACTCCAGAGGGCAACAAATTGTTGTTGTCTGCATTGCAACTCAAGCTCAACCGAGAGCAAGACTTGGCTAAATTTACAAACCAATTTTTGGCATCAAATCAAGAACTGGTTACAAAAAATCCTGTGCAAGCCTATACAAGATTCAACGAAGCGTTTGATCAGTACACCCAAACAAGTCCTTTGTATGGCCCGGCAGCAAGCTCTTTGCGCGAACGCTTTAATTCTCTTGGCACTAGATCAACAGGAAATCCAGCAGCTCGTGAAGCACTCAATCGTGGTGGTCTTAGAAATTAAGGGGTAAATTATGGCTTCGTTAAATGACCAAATTCTTGATTTGAGAGATGAGTTAGAAATAGCCAAGTCAGAGGGAAAAATTACAGACTCTGGTTTGAAAATGCTTGATCAGCTAAACACCAAAAGCGTGACAACAGGTGGACTTGGGCAGTTCTTGCAAGGATTGAGTCTTAATTTTTCTGAAAATGTCACTGGTGCTTTAAAATCTTATTTCACACCAGGACCAACCGAAATCTCTAAGCAACTTGCAATTGGTGCACCAGATCAACCCGCACCATCACCAAGGGATGTTGCTACTCAGATGGAGCGCATTGGCCTTCGTGAGTATGCAGAAGAATCACCTGGAAAAAGCATTACAGCAAACATTGGCGGCGCAATCGTTCCCTCTTTGGTTACGCGAAAGCCCGTAACCACTTTGCCTGCACAAGTTGGCCTTGCTGCTGCCGCAGGATTCACTGCTGGTCTTGGAGAGTCAGAGGCCGAGCTTTTTAGCCCTGAATCTCTAAAATCTGGCGGTGTTGGTGCTGCAACTGCTTTGGTCGCCTTGCCAATAGCAAAAGCTGTTGGGATGGGAACTGGAGCTGTGTACAGAGGCGTTGTAAAGTCAATTTTTGACAATCCACAGCGCATTGGAACTGATGAGGCAAGAGGACTCATTAAGCAAGCCTTAATCAATGACAAGGGTGGCGTAGATGAAGCCATCCAGTTTGTGCTTGAGCGAAAGGGCAAGCCTTACTCCATTGCTGATGTTGGCCCAAACACTAGGGCTTATTTGGATGCGGCAAACACTATCCCTGGCCCTGGCAAAAAACAAGCGCAAGAGTTTTTGCAAAATCGAGACAAGGGGATGCTTTCTCGACTTACATCTGATTTGCAAGTTGCTTTTGGCTCTAAGGCTGCTTTCTTTGATGAGTTTAATGCGCTTAAAGATGCAAGAGCAGACTTGGGTGGCAAACTTTACAGCAGGGCATTGCAAAAAGATGTGCCAGTCACTCCGCAATTGACTGATCTTTTCACTCGTCCAAGTGTGCAAGATGCTTACAACAGAGCTGTCAGGATTGCCAAAGAAGAAGGCATCAAATTGCCTGATGTAAAAGTTGTCAATGGAAAATTGCAAACAACCAATGGAAAACCAGTCACTGATATAAATACAACATTTCTTCACTACATGAAGATGGGCTTGGATGATGTTGTATTTACAGGAAAAAATCCCACAAGCGGTATTGGCTCTACGGAACTTGGAAAAGTAAAAGGAACTCGAATTCAGTTTCTTGACCAATTGGATGCCGCAAATCCAACCTACAAAAATGCACGGCGAGTTTGGGCCTCAGACACTGCTGTTATGGATGCAATGGAAGAAGGGCGCACAGCCTTAAACAAACAACCAAAAGATGTTGATGTCTTACTAAATGACATGAAAACAATGACCAAATCAGAATTAGAGGGTTTGCGTCTTGGCGTCATGCAGAACTTACTTGATCGTCTTGGTGGCGCACAAACAGCGGCAACTGTTGTTGGCCCAACAGGTAATCCAGCATTGAAAATTATCAATGATCCAAAAAATTTGAGGGTGCTTAGAGCAACTTTTCCAAGAGATGAAGCTGGAGACAAAACTTTTGGAACATTCTTGAAAAACATGAAGTCTGAAGTTGAGATGAAAAGCACATCCAAACAAGTCTTGCAAGGATCACAAACAGCAGAACGAACACAAGCAATTCAAGACGTTCGTGCTGGAGGTCAAGCTGTACGAGATCTGCCGGCCATGAGTGTTCAAGGGATTTTGATGAAAGCGTTGCAGCGTGATTACGCTCAACTTGGGGATGCACAAACCCGTGCTGTGGCAGATGAAATGACCAGAATCTTGACAACAACTGACCCAAAGAAATTGCAAAGCATTTCCAAACAATTGGCTGGGCGCAGTGTTTACGATGTAATCAGCAAAGATATTCCTGAGTTATTGCCTGCACTTGGAAGGGCGGCACTTGGACCATTTTCAATTGGCTCAATGTCTGGAAATGTTGCCCCAAATATTGGGGCAACCACTGGTCTGTTTAGCCCACAGTAACAAGAGTAAGCCTCAAAGCCGTCCCTTGGGCAGTTCATGCTTATTCAGGGACGGCTTGACGCTAGGCTTGGCCCGGCTGAAGATGCCAAACGCCTTGTAGTCGGTCGTGGCGGGTACGCCTTTGGCGCGGTAAGAAACATCTTTCATAAAGATGCTCGGGCGCGGGTCTTTCTTCCATTCAAACGGGTTCATTTGGTTACGCTCCAAAACAGCAACAACAAAAAAGCTATCCACAGCACGCCGACAAGACTAAGCAGCACCCACTCGGCCAAGTACCTGAGCTGCTGGCGCCAGATGCTTGGCGGCAGCGGGTCAGCGGCCCGCATCACGGGTTTGTACTTAGCCACACGCACCGGGCAGTTGCGGCCTTGGTTGCATCCGTAGTTTGCACAGTATTCATCGCAGCAGGTCATTGGAACTCCCTAAGAATTCATGTGAAAAACATACACGGTCGGCGTGGCGCATCTTATGGCCATCCTCTTTTGTTTTCTTTTCTGAGCTGTAGTCTTTTCTGGCTTTACCGTTTTTGCTGGTTGGCTTCCACAGATCAGAAGCATTTCGGTATCCGCCCATTCTCGGATGTGATGTTTTTGAAAAATATCGACAACCTTGTTTCACAAACATCGCACCAATTGCATCGGATATTCTCACTCCTAAGCCAAGCCCTTGGTAGTCCGGCAATACAACTGTTCGGTGCTCACGCCATGCGTTCTTCATATTCCCATTCGGGAATGCAAGAGCAGATGTAAAGCCGATTGGTATGTCATTCCAAACCACCATCCAGCACCTAGCAGATTTATTTATTTCGTTGCTCAAATAGTGATGCTTACTGAAGATTGTCCAAGCCTTGCTTGTACAAGGTAAGATTTCCAACTGAATTGAAGGTCGTCTTTCTGACCCCCTTCCGACCAATTGGCCGGTGCTGGTGTCAAAAGT